GCTGGCGCTTTGCGTTCTCGACATCATCGGCCAGGGCGTGGTGGGTGTAGGTATATGCCGAATAGGCCATCAGACACAGCAGCGTCAGTAGCGTGATCGGGCGAGTTTTCAACTCATCGCTGAGCGTCTGCGTCACTTCCGCCAGCATCGCTCCCTCCGTTATGGTGGAATCTCTCCAGGTGATCGACGTCCCGCTCGAGGGCGACCACCCTGTCGCGGATCAGCACCATCGACTGCACTTGATCGTCCATCCTGTCGGTCAGACGCACGATCGCTCGGTTCGTCTCTGCCGAAACGTCCGCCTGATAGCGGATCGCCTGGATGGCATCGCTGCTTCTGGCATCGAACACGAATGCCCAGGCGATGAAGCCAATGCCGAAAATGATCATGCCCACTGACCAGAGCATCAGGATCCGCCGGAGATTGATCAGCTTGTCCAAGATGTCAGCGTTCTCTGTCACTTTTCTCTAATCTCCCTGCATAGCCCTCGAGCGTCGCCCTCACCAGGTCCGGGAAGTCCTCCGCGAATGCGCGGCGGCAGTCGGCTGGCATTGCATCCATCTCGGTGGCATCCGCTTCCCGCTCCAGCCAGTTCTCGACGGGCGTGATCCAGTACCAGATCCAGCGCGCATAGAAGCCGAACCAGCCCAGACGACGCACTTGCCGAACGTGCTCCCACTCGTGCCTGAAAAGCAGGGCGCCGCCTGGGATCTCGCCGAGATCTCCATCCGGCCGCCTGTAGTAACGTGGCGCCAGCGCACGCATGCCCTCGCGGGAGTAGCGAAACAGAATGAACGGATAGAGGCACATCCCGCGCTGGCGCATCAGGCGCACCAGACGGCTGGAGTAGATGCGACGGATCCTCACGACAGTCTCTGGAATTTCAGATAGGAGCCCTTGCCGAGCGTCGTCTGACTTGCCACCGATGACAGCTGTGCCCATTGCAGTTTGACCGTGCCGCCATCCGCGGCATTGGTGTAGACGAAACCGCGAACCTGTAGGGACCCCCCGCTTGTGTGATCTGACTGCAGGAAAAACAGATTGCCGGTACCCTCGTCGTCATCGTCCAGATTCCCGCCTAACGCAAGACCAGACCATCGAAACTCCTGCGGCGTCTGGCTGAATACCAGCTGCATCTTAAAATCGGCGGTTGTCGGCGTTGTCAGGGACAGGTAGCCCTCGATCGCATATAGCGCGTTGGCTTCCAGGCTGATGCCGGCGATGTGGTTGTCGTCCTGCATCGTGGTGCTGGATACGACGCTTTGATCGCCGGTCTTAAACCCGATCAATCCGGCCGGGCTCTGCCATGCGCCTGAGTCACTGAGCACCTTTCCGCTAGGTGCTGCGCCGACCGGTGGCACCGCCCCGATCTTCGAGAAGCTCGCATCGCCTCCCTCAAACACGTCGGGCTCGTACACGGCAGATATCCGATCAATCAGGATGGCCGGCGTGTTGGCGTTCGTCGGGCAGATTAGGCCGACCTGAATGCGCCAGGGCGTCGGCTCAGTGCCATCGAACAGCGGGTACCCGGTAAGGTCCTCCTCGATCAGACGGATGGTGACCGAATACTCGAACCACCGGCCATTCTGAGCCGCCGGCACCACCAGGTTGCCGGATCGGTTGTCGAAGTAGCTGGAGTCCAGCGTATTGCCTGCGCCATCGCGGATCGCCAGCTGCGGCCAGCAGGTGAAGTCTCCAGCGGTGTCGAGGTCCACGCCCTTCGCCAGGATGGATATCCGCAGCACCTTGCGGTCGCGGTACACCGGGAGCTCGTCGAGGTCGGTGTAGTCGACGAACAGTTCCGATTGCGCTGCGCTTTGCTGCTCCAGCTGAATCGCCGGCAGACTGCCCACGCCGCCGGTTGCAGACCAGGACGCACCGGTGTCGGTCAGGTCCCAAGCATCCTGATCGAGGATCAGAGGGTCGGCAATCAGCTCGCCGGCCACCGTTGCCTCGAGCTTGACCGGGGTCTGCCAGGTGTAGTTTGTTGCCCCGCTTGCCTTTGTACCGGGAGACGCCCAGATCGGATCGGCGCCTGCCGGCACCGAGTTGACGTCGGCATACCAGTTGGCCGGCGTGCTCGCCGACGGCGACGGCGTCGTCGGGCGCGTCTTGCTCCGCCGATAGATGATGGTGACCGAGTCGCCCTCGGGCCCTTCCGGGCCGGTCGGACCTTCCGGGCCGCTAGGTCCCTCTGGGCCGGTGGCGCCTGTGTCGCCCGTGTCGCCCTTGAATGACGCCTTGACGTCGTCGGCAAACCAGTGGCCAGTGGTGCCGCCTGCCTCGCCAACGTCGACGGACCCCTCCACCGCACCGCTGATCGCTGTGACCTCGCCAGCCAGTTGCTGCCACCCGGAGGTTCCGAACGCGGCCGTGCCGATGGTGCTCGTGCCAATCTGGCTGCCGGCACTGTCGTACCAGCGCACGGCCAGGCGGACATCCGCATCCGGCAGCGAGCTTTCATCGCGGGCCACCCAGGCTTCCGCTTTGACGATATCGCCCGCCGTGACCGCGAATCTGTCGCTGAGGATGTTCGGCCCCCCGACCGCCGCCGGGATACGGGCACCATAGGATCCGGTTCGCTTGGCGCTGGTGGTTACGGCGGCGCCACTGGTAAACGTCCAGCCCACCGTATTGCCCGTCTCGAAATTGCCATTAACAATCAGACCGAGCGCGGTGGCCCCGTCTGCACCACCCTGAGCGGTGGCGCTCAGGGTCGAGGTGTCCGAGTCCGGATCGCGGAGCGATGTCCGAGTGCCGTACCTCGAGCGCGTCCAGTAGTAGCGGAGCGTGCCATTGGCCAGCGGGTGGAAGTATTCCGTGCCGCGGATCGCCGCTACCAGGGAGGCGTTCGCCCAGTCGTCGTCGGCTGATGCGTGGATCTCGACCAGGTCCCAGATGCCGGCCGGTTCCGTCCAGGTGACCCGGTTGCCACCGGTCTCACCGCTGACCGCAGTGTTGCTCGGCGGCGATACGGTCTCCGGCTCCTCCTCGACCGGAGTTTCGACGGCCGGGATGTAGATAACCCGGTGCGCGGCCTCGGCGTAGTCGTCGCCGGAGATCCGCCGTGATGGGTCCGGGTAGCCGGTCACCGGCTCGGTGAGGCTATTGTCGACGTCACCAGTGATCGGTTGCGGTAGCGGATTGCCCAGCACCGGGGTCTCGCCGCCGTTCGCCGTGAATCCCGCCAGCACATCCGGCAGGGTCACATCGCCGTCGAGCAGGACGAGCAGCGCTCCGGGAGCGCCGCCAGCTCCGCCGCCCGGATAGGCATCCCAGCCGAAATACCAGTCAACCTCCAGCGTCGGATCCGCGCCATCACCGCCCGACAGATCGATACCGCCGTTCGCGCCGTAGGCCATGCCCCGGCAGATGATGATCAGACCCGCTCCGCCGTCACCACCGGTCGCACCGTTGGCCACCAGCACTGACAGCGCCTTTGATGTACCGGTGATCAAACGCCCGCCCGGCCCGCCAGAGGTGCCCCTGAGATCCGTCGGGTAGCCGCGGAGCGTGCTGCCGTCAACCGTCAGGGTGTAGAGCGGGACCGAGGAGTGCTCGCCCTGGACGGTGGGCACCTGCGGCGGATTGGTCCGGAAGGCGCTCGGGAGAATGCCCCAGACGCCGTCACCGCCGGCGGTCGAGCCGAAGTAGCCCGCCGTGCCGGACTCCTGCACCGCCACGCCGCTGTCGGCCACGCCAGCAATGCCGCCGCCGATGCCTCGAATCTCGCCGTTGTTCTGCAGGAACCCGCGTACCCGCAGCTGCACATTGTCGGAGATCTCCAGCACCGTACCGTCGGCGATGGTGAGATCCCCGTCGTGGTAGTAGATGCCGGAGTCCGCATCCGCGGCGCCCGTGAGCTGGTAGGTGCCCGTCGCCGTGACGTCGCTGGTGATCGTGACGATGGTCGAGAGCGCCGTGCCGGCGGCCGTGTAGAACCCATCTGGCAGCGCGGTGGCGTCACCGGTCGGAGAGGTCGGCTGCGCCACCTGGGAGCTGCCGAAAAGGTCCAGCGTGATCGGGCCGCGCATCTGCTCGCCCTTCCTGCGGCTCTCGAAGGTGCGGGCGAGCGGGATCTGCGAGCTGGCGGCCAGGTCGCGGACATTGGTCAGCTGCAGGCGGACCGCATCACCGACCTCGAGGCGGTCCAGCGAGCGGAACACCGGCAGCGAGATCTCCTGCGGGGGCGCAGCGTAGCGGTCGCGGATCGCATCGAAGCGCTGATTGATGGTCGCCTGAGTGGCCCGGGATGCCGCCAGCCCGGCGAACGAATACGTTTTCACCGGCGCCTTGCCGTGGATCGTGACCGAATCCAGATCGATCAGCTGGGTGCGCCGGCGGAACTCCCCGCGGGTCTTGCCCCAGTTGATGATCACCTGGTTGATCACGTCGCGCATCTTGTGGCGCAGCGGCGAGAGGCTGGCCACGTTGTCCTCGGTCAGCACCACCTGGAAGGCGGCCCGGGAGATCACCGGCGAGTAGCGGCGGAGCCCGAGCTTGCCGTCGGCGCGCACAGGGGCGAAGATCTGCGCCAGCTGGAACACCTCGGACTCGAGGAACCGCTTGCCGTCGATCTTCTCCAGCCCCTCGAAGCGGAGAATCAGCCCGAGGGTGTCGTCGGACGGATCCCAGAGGTCTGAACCGATCCCGGTGAACTCGGTCAGGTTGATCAGGGAGGTGTCGATGCCGAGCTGCCAGTGGTCCGGCAGGGTGGCACCGCCCTGGTTGTGGAGCACACCCGTCATCAGGGCATAGGCCAGTTTCGGGGCCGGGAGCTCCAGGTAGATGAACTCGGAGACCTTCTTCCGCTTCTCCGGCGGGTCGGCCGGATTCACCTCGTGGGCGACCACGTCCGTGTTGAACAGCCCGCGCTCCAGCGTATTGAACTGGGTCGCCGTCTTGGACTGGTAACCGATGATCTCGTCGTCGATCTGGATATAGCCCCACGAGGCCGAGGGCCCGTGCGAGTAGCTCGTGCCGTGGGCGACCAGCTCGAAGGCGCTGGTGTCGTCCACGGAGATCGAGGTGGTCTCGGCCGCATCCACCGTCGCCGCGAGCGCGGTGGTTTTCGGCTCGAAGATGTCCTCGCGGAGCGAGCGCTGCAGATCGGCGCAGCGGATGCTGTACTTGCCGCGCTGCTCGGTGACCTCGACCACGCGCTGCGTAGTCACCAGGACGTAGTCGGACCAGTCGAGATCGGCGAATCCCTTGTAGAGGCGCACCTCTTTCCCGCGCAGCCCCTTGTTCGCCGCCAGCTGCGTCTGAAACAGCGAGGTGACGTTCTCCGACAGGTCCACGAGCTCGACGGTCAGCGAGCCGATCTCCGAGGTGCCCGTCTCCGGATCGAACGTGGCTGAGCGGCTGGCGTAGTTCGAGAAATACCCGTCATACGTGCCGGCCGGCTTGTTCACCACGTCCGAATGCGAGGCGAAGTAGTCCACGTCGCCGCCGGTCCAGTCGATGGAGACGACGTAGCGGGGCTCGCGGTTCGGCGCCAGCGCCTCGGTCAGGAAGGTCGGGGAGTCGAGTCTCATGCGCGGAGGAAGGTGAAGGAGAACTGCAGCCAGATCTGGCCGTTTCTGCGCTCGGTGGGATAGCCCTCAATGTGGCCGGAGTAGAGCGTGCCTGGTGAGGCGACGGTGCCCGTCAGGTCCACCTGCAGCTGCTCCTCGTTGCCGTGCGACTCGAAAAGCATGTCCCACACGTCCCGATTCGCCGGGGCGATCAGGTCGGTCTGCAGCAGGAGCCGGCGCTCGAAGCGGTCGAGCTCGGCCTCGTACTGGCCGGACAGCGCGATCACCTTGCTGCCGATCTTCTTGGTCTGGCGATCCACCTGCTGCCAGGTGGTGTCCAGCTCGATGGGATCGTTGAGGCTATAGCCCGAGGCGAGCGCCCGGGTCGCAGTTCCGTAGATCGCACCCATCAGCCCGAACCTCCGGCCGCCCGGATCTCCTCGGCCTGGCGTGATTCATTCGAGATCACGATCACGTCGGAGTCGATGGCCTCGCGGACGGCGCCGGCGACGGCATCGCGGAAGTCGTCCACGGAGTAGATGTTCCCGTTGATCTGGATCTCGATGATCCGGCGATCGCGCCCGCCCGTATCCTGGTCGCCCGTGCCGCTCGGTGTCACCGGCTGATCGTTGAAGGTGGGCGTGCCGCCGGCGAGGCTCGGCGTGGTTCCGCCGCCGAACTGCGCGGAGCGGATCGCCTGGACCTGGGCGAGGCCGGCGGCCAGGTGGGCCGCGGCCAGGATGCCCGAGAGCGGCCAGGGATATTTGGCAAGCGTCTTGGTCACGCCCTCGTAGGTGTTCACGATGGCGTTGCCGATGGCGGCCGCCTGGTTGATCCGGAACAGCGTCTTGTTGTGGTTCGCCACGCCCTGGGTGATCTGGGTCAGGTGGCTGAACACGTCCGAGGCCTGCGCCTGCAGCGTCGCCCTGGCGAACTTCTGGCGCTCCGTGTAGCCCGCCTCGGCCATCTTGGTCAGACGGTCCTGGAACTGGCGCTCGAGGCCGAGGATCAGCTCGTCGCGGTGATCCTTGTCGATCAGCTCCTGCTGGAATGCCTCCTCGACCACCTCGCGGCGGCGGATGAATGCCAGGGCCTCGATCTGCTCGCGCTCCAGCAGCGTCTGCTGCACGCGCTCCAGCGCCTGGCGGGCCCGTGCCTCCTCGCGCTCGGCGAGCTGCTGGGCACGCTCCTCGGCCGCCTCGTCCTTCGTGTTCGCCTCGAAGGTGGGCGCATCGATCGCCTGCAGCTCCGTGCGCTGCTTCGCAGCCGCCTGGGCGGCGGCCTCCTGGTCGATGCGGGCCTGCTGGAGCGAGGCGGCGATGCGCTCTGATGGCTTCTCGCCGGCGGCCAGCTTGGACGCCAGCATTTCCGCCTCGTCCGCGGACTGCCTGAGCGAGTCTGCGACAAGCGCCAGCGGGCCCGTGTTCGGATCCACCTGCACGCCGCCATAGAGGCTACGCAGCTTGTTGTCGACGATGATGGCGGCTTTCTCTACATCGGCCAGGGCCCCAATCATGCCGGCGGCCATGTTTAGAGACCCCGCACGGATCAGGTTAAAAATCAACTGCCAGCCATAGAAGGCGTCGGCGACAATGCCAACGCCGACGGCGATACCGTTGATGACCTTGTCGATAGCCTCGCCCATCACCTCGGCCTCGGCGCCGGTCTCGATCATGCGATTGGCCAACGCTGTGATGATCGGGGCGACCCGGGACGCGATCACGTTGCCGAGGCCTTCCGCCCGCTGGCGGACCCGGAACATCGCGTCATTGGCTGCCTCGATCTTGGCCGCATCCACCCGGCTGATTGCCGTTCCGAACCGCTCTGTTTCAGCCTCCGCGGCCGCCATGGCCTCGGCGCCGGCGTCGATCACGCCGATCAGGTTGCGCGACTCATCGCCGAGCAGCGCGGACATCGCGGCCAGCTGCTCGCCACGACTGGACAGCCCGCGGATCTCCTCCGCGTAACGGGCGAACAGCTCATCAGGGGAGAGCTCGGCGAGCTCGCGGGTGTCGAGGTTCAGGCGCTGGAGCCACTGAGCGGCCGCGCCGCCGCCGGTCGCGTTGAACTCACCCAAGCGCTTGGTGGCCTTCGTGAGCGCCTCGGCCATGCCCTGGGATGAGCCGCCGGTGAGGTTCGCCAGGTGGTTCAGCGCCGCCAGCTTCTCCGTGGCCACGCCGATCTTGTCGGCTTTCTTGGTCAGGGCGTCGACGTTGCGGAATGACTGCACCGTCAGCAGGGTGAGACCGCCGGCAGCCGCAGCTGCGGCGCCGGCGCCGAGCGTTGCGGCATTCACGGCGAGGCGCTGCATCGAGGCCTCGAAGTCCTTGAATACCCTCTGGCCCTTCTTCTTGGCCCGGATGACGATGTCGGATTCAGCCGCTTTAGTCATTGTTCGCTGCCTTGATCCACTGGTCGAGCTCCTGCATGGCCTCGAGGTAGGGTGCCGGCTGATCGGTCACACCGCCGGCGAGCGCGAAGTGGCCGCGGCGATAGTGGTGATACAGGGTGATGAAGTAGTCGGACTGGGGCGTGACCAGCTTGCGAGCGCAGGTGCGGGTTTTCTCCACCACGCCCTCGATGTGCCAGGAGTCTCCGTTCTCTCCGTCGGCATCGCAGCGACAACGGCCGCACGGCCACATGGCCGGCGACTCGTAAACTGCCGCTGCGACTATGAGTTTTTTCTCTCGTCCTCCGTCAGAAACGAGATGTTGAAGATGTGGGCGCCGACATCGTTGATGGTGTCGAGCAGATCTGTGGTGATCATCTGCTGAGCGTAGCGGATTGCCTTGCCCTCGGAGTTGGTCACGTTCTCGATCTCGATCACGCCCCTGACGAAGCACTCCCGGAAGGTGACCGCGGTGGCCCGGCCGCCGCTCGCCTGCATCGTGGCCAGCACCTCGGCCTGCTCGCCGGCGGTGAGCGGGCGCACCTTGAACCGGGACGGCTGGGGGTCGCCCTCCTGATCTTCCGGCGTGAACCAGGTCGGCTCGACCTTCGCCCGTGCCTGTAGACCCATGAACTGTCTCCTTTACGTGAATGCGATGGCTAGATCGTCGTCGCCGGAGCTGGTCGGATAGGCGCCGAAGCTCAGATCGTAGGTGAGCAGCGCCTCCCGGTCGCCGTAGCCGACGTTCGTGTACTGGCACTCGGGCAGCGACAGGGCCACCCGGTTGCCGGCGGTGCCGCCCACCACGCCGGTCTGGATGGCGAAAGTGGTGGCAGCGCGGAACTGGCCGATGAAGTCCTTGGTGGCGATGCCCTGGGCCTCCGGATCGAAGGAGCCGGTGACCGCCCGGGCCGTCACGCGCACCTGCCCG